CGGTCCTTAGGCCCCTGCCTGCCCCAAAACACCCCCGGGGGTATCAGCGGCAACCATATCAGTCCGGAACGACCTGACCGAACTCATCGAAGTGATATCCGTCCCGGCAGTCGCTCTTGGTTTTATATTCATGTGCTTTCTTGCCTGCTGCCTTGTCCTCCCTATGCTCAGCAAAGTGACAGTCCTTGCATAAACTCGCAAGGTTGTCAGGATTCAAGGCTATCCAAGGATCGTGGATGTTATCAGGTGTGAGATGTTTCTTGTGATGCACTTCCTCAGCAGGCCTGCCGCACTTAACACATTTGTATTTATCTCTTGCGAGGACATACTGTCTTGTCTTTTCCCATTCAGGCGAATTGTAAAATGCTTTCGCAAACTCCCTGGCTATACGCTCACCCCCAAACAAAAATCGAGACAGACGCACGTGGCATCTGCCTCAGCAATGAGCGTTATGATGCAACATATGTCCATCTCGATTTTAACATTACGCATAGTGTTTGGGTATCGGACAAAGCGGACAAACCGGACAACTTACAAGTTCTCCTCTATGAACCTTGACAGAGCCTTCCTGTGAGACTCAGCCGAGCCGCCCATAACCTGTGCCACTTCCTTCCAGGTCTTGCGTTCTATGAACCTGCACGTGAGCAGTACCCGGTAGTAAGGATCCTCGACAGTGAGGATATACTCATACAGCTCATTCCGTATCTTTTCGCTTTCCTTCTGGATGTTGTCTATCATCCCGATGTATTCGTCCGGAGCAGTCTTGCGTATGACCTTCCACATTTTCGCATCGACTTCATAATCCCAGAGCTGTTTCAGTTTGTTCTTGTTCAATGTCTCACTTCCTTCCAGTGATCATAGAATCTGCTTTCAGGCGTTTCGACTATCGCCTTTGTCTCTTTCGGTTTAGTATAGGTTATATCATCACCGCTCACCTCTATCTTGTAATCCATCACGTAGGGATGATCCTGCACAAACTCCGTCAATCTATTGACCAAATCACTGACTGTCATAGCCACCTCACTTCCCGAAGGAATGCTCCGCACCACTTACAATATGCGCCGGAAGTCCCAACAGTCTTCTTGCAGACAGGACAGTGGTCGTTGGCCGTTCCGAGCGGTTCGTCAATCTGTACGCACTTATCAAATATCCCTGCTGCCCATTCTGCGACATCGGTGTTTGTGCCCTTGCGTGTGTTTATTGGCATTCCCTTTTTCTCTATCAGTGTTACAATATCATGCCTCAGTACCTGAGCTTCTTCCTTCTTCATCCGCTCACCTCCGATAAATGTTTGTCGATTAAATTCAAAACTTCGCCTAAAACGGCGACCGTGGTGTTACACTCAATTCTCGAATGAGAACCGACTTCAAACGCATCTTTGACCTCTGCATTAAAATTCTTCTTCGCAATTACTTCTTCCTTCACCTTTTCCCACGCTTCGAGACTCTTGATTGCCGTTTCTTTTGCTTCGTTACAAATTCCGTTATGCGCCTCTACACAATTTAATACAAAGATTGCATCTTTAATCGTCATTTTTTTGCCTCTTCCTCAACATTTTACCTAAGTTTTCCGTATCAACACGCACATTGCATACATCAATCTTCATATCGTCCATGAGAAGTCTCTGCTTTTCGAGCTCCTGAGTCAGATATTTGACCTGCTTTTCAAGTTCGTTTATCTTGTCGCTCTGGTTATTGACAACCAGAGTCAGTTCCTTTGCATCCATATTCTCACCTCACTCAAAACAAAAGTGTTCGCCGTTTATAGGTGGTATCCAGTCCCCTGAGCCCTGCACGAAGGTCGCCTGATATACCACGTTAGGCGGCACGTCAGGAGTTCCGTTCTTCAGGATATCCTCAGCCATCTGATAACACTCGTCCGGAATCTTCTCCGTAAACAGCATCGGCACGACTGCGTACTGGTTCTTCTGGTAGATAACGCCCTTTATCGTGTCAGGCCAGTTCGGAGACTTCCATCTGTTATATATGACCGCTCCGGTGTAGTACGCTGCCAGGTGCTCTTTATCCGTGTACCAGTTTTCGTGATAGATAACTTCAGCCACGAGCTGCACATCCTCCTGAGTGTAATTTGGTACCGGATGTCCTATCGGAACACAGGCTATGATCAGAGCGAGGATCATGTCAATGAGCTTCTGTATCGCTTCCATTTTTCACCTCCTCGTTAAACGCTTCCAGCAGTCCGTAACAGAGCCACCTTGCCGCCGATTCACAGTTAGTATGCTGATATCGTGCGTAAATGATATCTATTTCGTCTTTCAGCTTCTTGAAGTCGTCATCCGTCTTGACCTTGCCCTTGAAGTATTCACGGACCTGGTAAAGATACAACCACATCATTTTTTCAAGTACGTCCATCCATCTCCCCCCATTCGATATAGATACCGGGAACATCAGCCCAGTGCTTTTCAATAGACTCTGCTGCCACGAGTGCATCATCCTTCCAGAATCCCAATGAAGTCATTACGTCTTTGAGCATCTTGTTCAGATTGTCCGTGTCAGGTTTTGAGGTTTTCCATTCTCCGTTCTTGTGCTTACCCTTGATGGGAAAACACCATATTACGTGCAGCCGGACAGCCTTAGTCATCGGTTCCTCAGGAGCGTGTTTCGACAGATGAGCTTTCAGATCAGATCTTGCCTCTTTGAGCTCCGCCTGCTCGTAGGTGTATTTCTTTCCGGACTTCGTTATTCCTATCCGGTGTTCCTGCTGGGTGATGGTCGGCGGTATCATAGATAAAAATACGTGCATATTTCCTCCTGATAATTTGTCAATGTGGCCTGCGTAGTGTAGGGAATGTGTCGTGCTTCGGCACACATTCCCAAACACGGCCGCAGGTGCGCAAGCACTTTGTTTATTTATAATTACAAATTATCCCCTTAGGTTACTTTGTATATATACAAATTAGTAGCCCCAACGGATAATATTTTGTATATATACAAAGTATTAGCCTGTCGGGTTACAAGTTACTTTACAGATTACTTTATAAATAAATACCCATCTTTAATCTCAAAACTTGCGTCGTTTTCTTTAGCCCATTTCTTGATGTTGGCTTCAGAAAAACCTTTTTGTCCTTCAAAGTAGGTTACTGCATCGGACACCTTCGGCATCATATGGTCACCATCCTGACGGATAAATTCCCAGTTCTGAATGAAGTTCATGAGTCCGTCAACTCTTTCCTGCTTCTGTTCACCTCTGGCGGCAGCAGAACGCTTGCGTTTTACATCGGAATCAGCTCCGTATTTCTCGCCTGCTTCACTCAGTCCTTCGGCGTATTCATGTACCGGATACTTGAACACGGTTTCAAGGGACTTCATAGGCGGGAACTCCCTGAGCGTGAACGACATTCTCCATGCTGACGTAGCTCCTTCCGGAAGAGTGTAGCCCACATCCTTCGGATCTATTTCCATAAGGTCGAGCAGTGCATCCGGATCACGAGCGAAGACACCGGAACCGGAAGCTCTGTCTATTGCCGACTTGTGTCCCTGAGCACCTTTTGAATGATGGTGGCAGTAAATGAGCGAACATTCCAGCTCACTGCATATCCTGTCGAACTGGTTGCAGAACTTAGCCATATCAGAGGCATTGTTCTCGTCACCGGTAATGACTTTGTACAACGGATCCAGAATGATGGCGATGTAGTCTCTTTTGACAGCTCTGTGTATCAGCCTCGGAGCCAGCACGTCCATCGGAACAGCCTTGCCCCTCAGGTTCCATATGTCGATGTTCGAAGCACATAAGCATTCCATCTCGTTCAGCTTGTAGATATCAGCAAAACGATGGATACAGGTTGCCTTGTCAATCTCCATATTAATGTACAAAACCTTGCCCTGCATACACTGGAGCCCTAAAAACGGCCTGCCTTCTGCGATGCAGATAGCAAGATTCATCAGCATGAACGACTTGCCTGCCTTGGAAGGACCGGCAAGGAGAAGCTTGTGGCCTTTCCTCAATACTCCGCTTATCAGCTCAGGAGCCAGAGGCGGAGGATTCTTGATCATGTCGTCAAGGTTATCCATCAGAGGCAGGTCGTCAGACTTATCATTCAGCCAGTCAACCCACGCAAGATAATCTGACGCACCGATGTTCGTAGCTATCAGAGCCTGCCTTTTGGTGCCGTGACGGACAACTCCGGGCATACGTGACAGCCTTGAAGGGTTCTTGTTCTGCTTGTCGATAACGATGCCGTTCTTTTCGCAGACTTCGTACAGATAATCTACCCTTTTTCTGTATTCTTCCTTGTCAAAAGCATCTATCCTGACGATAGCATGGAGTGATTTCCCTGCGCTGGATACAAGAGCCGCTATCGGCAGGTTCAGTTCCTTGTAGAGTCCGTACTGTTCGTCAACGCTCATGCTGTCGGATTCTACCAGGGCGAATCTGAACGAGCTGACATTGTCGTTCTTGATGCCGCCGCCATCCAGAGGATTGAAACGGATCCATGCACCTCCGGCATGATCATATTTTTCCAGTGCATCCTCGATAGTATCGTTCTTTTTGAGCATATCTATGAGCTGCCCGGCAGTAAAAGTGTACTTTCCGGATGATGCAGGCTTATATTTCTTGTCATCATCCATCCGGGACTGCATTACGAACCCGACACACTCATCATGTTTGAATAAAGTCTCGAGATAAGTTATCAGCTCCTGCTTGTCCTCGCCCTTGGCCTCGTCGATCTTGACGGCCTCAACCCATGCCTTGTCTTTTATGATCACGGACGGATCATTTCCGTCATAGGATATCTCATCGTCCCAGTCGAACACCTTCTGGCTGTCGGCAGGAGTCCATCCGAAACTCTTGGCGAGCTCGAATATTGTTCCGCCGGTAACTATCTCGGAGCTGGAGCCGAATGTTTTCCATTTTCTCTGACATTCGCCCTGCTTGTATCTGGAATCCGCACGGCTCCATTCGTCCCATACTTCCAGAGGATAACCTTCGGCATGGAGAGCCATGCCGACTTTTACCCATTCTGAATAATCAACACTCGCACACGGTATATGTTCGAGCAGAGGTTTCAGATCATACTGCTGCATATTCGTCACCTTTTAATCCTTTCGGAATGTACGTACACGGATCTATCCATCCCGGAAGTCTCCAGTTATTCTTTGACAGAAGTCCCATTATGGCAGAGGCATCGTCCTTGCTCCACAGATTGACATTCTGGAAGCCCCATTTTCTGAGCATCTGCATCTGCTTGACAGTCGCAAGTTTTGCATTCGCCCTGGTAAAGCACTTGTCAAGGAGCTTCGACGCAAGTCCTTTGAACTCAATCTTTTCCGTGGCTATGCCGAACTTCTCCAGAGCTGAAATCTGCTTGTCGGAAGGCGGAGCCATCTCCCATGCAAATGTCGGAACGTAGTCTGTCAAATCCTCGTCCATTATCGACAGCTCAAATTCAAGAGGATCTATCAGCCTTGTTCTCGCCTTGGCCTTTCGTTCTTCTTCCTCGAGCTGCTTTCGGAGGGCTTCACGCCTCTGAGCCTGCACATCCTGGATGGCATCCATCAGATCATATTCGTCATCTTTTATCTCCGCAGATACGGACTGGTCCTTCGTTGCTATGTCCGCAGGCTTTACGAGTTTGTGCTTTCCGGTCATCCACAAAAAGTCTAATAATAACAGATGCTCTTTGCCCGGAGCGAGCCTTGTGCCACGACCTACCATCTGAGAATATAAACTTCTTATCTTGGTAGGCCTGAGCACCACGATAGTGTCAACGATGGGACAGTCCCAGCCTTCCGTGAGGAGCATAGCGTTGCAGATAACGTCATACTTGCCAGCCTCGAAGTCCTTCAGGACTTCCTCTCTGTCAGTAGAATTTCCGTTCACTTCGCAGGCTCTCAGTCCTTTGCTGTTCAAAATATCCCTGAACTGCTGAGCGATAGATACGAGCGGAAGAAACACGACTGTATGCCTTCCCTTGCATTCAAGAGTCATTCTTTCTGCGATTTTTTCAAGGTATGGTTTCAGAACGTCTCCGAGATCAGATGCGGAATAATCGCCTGCCTGTATGTGTACGCCTGTCAGATCTATACCGAGCGGAATAGTCTTCACTCTGATAGGACAGAGGTATCCGTCCTTTATCGCCTCAGGAAGCGTGTATTCATACGCAAGACTTTCATAGTATTCGCCCAGGGCTCTCATATCGCCTCTGTCGGGAGTAGCAGTAACGCCCAGTACCTTCGCCTCGTCAAAATGTTCCAGTACCCTCTTGTATGTATCAGCGAGAGAGTGGTGCGCTTCATCGACTATGATGGTCCTGAAATGGTCCTTGCCAAATCGTGCAAGCCTTTTTTCTGTTCCGAGAGTCTGCACGGAGCCGACTGTAATACGCTCATCGGATGTTAGGCAGCTCCTTTCCGCCTTTTCGACGCTGCACCGCATACCGCATGAACGCATTATCTTGTCTGCTGCCTGAGTCAGAAGCTCCTCACGATGGGCGAGCACAAGGACATTGCCCTGCGCCGCCCGGTTCCTTGCCACATCTGCAAAAACGATAGTCTTGCCGCATCCAGTAGGAAGAACGAGGAGAGTCTTGTCGTGTTCCGTCCATTCCTTGAAGATCGCTTTTTCAGCTTCCTTCTGGTATGGTCTCAGCTCCATGTATCATCACCTGCCGGTTTCGTAGGTACATAATCGTAGTACTTGCTGACATTGTTGAAAATTGCGTTATTGTTCTTCGTTCCGGGAGACTTTATGATGTGGCAGCGTCCGGTCTTACCGATGGCTCCCTGCCAGTCCATTCTCAGCTTTTCGCCATGCTTTTTCATTCCGATGGCACGGAAGAACGCCGATATTTTCCACTCCATAGCTCCGCAGAGTGCAAAATTCTCTGTGATGGTTGCATCGCCTACCTTTAATGTGATGATGGCCTTAGGACACTGCGGCAGCTTCTCTGTCTTGTCCTGCAAGCCTCTCTCAAAATTAGCAACAGTGAAATCGTAGTCACCCTCCTCCAGAGTGACAAACTGGTCGTCTTTCTCGATCTCGTCGTCCCAGTTAAAAACCTTAGCATTCTCATCCATAATTATTTAGCTCCTTTCTTATTCTCTTTGGGATAGTGGTTCAAGAACGGTACGTCCTTGTAGTTTTTTTCGATGTACTTGCTGAAACCTTCGAACTTCGCGATCAGGAACTCCCTGATAAAGTCTTCCGGATAATCTTTCAGCTCTGTTCCGGCAGGCTGAAGGTCTTTGTTGACGACTGCTGCCACGACCTCATCCTCTGTTATCCTTGCCTTTTCCATCAGCGCAAGAAGATCCTCGTATGCAGTGGTAGGCTTCAGCTCTACCGGATCATCAGCTTTAGGAATGAACGCTTCTTCCTGAGGAGTCAGTTTAGGCTCTTCCTTAGGAGCTTCCTTCGGCGTTTCCTTCTTCTTTGATTCCGACTTAGGACTTCCTTCGATGACCTTCTTGATGGCATTGTAGTCAAAGTCCATTTTATCGGGCAGGCCGAATCTGTTCTTTGCATCCCAGCACGGATGATGAGTGGCATACATAACCCTCTGACCGCCCTGAGCCTTCTTTGACTTGGTTTTTTCGTCCTGGATGACAAGAGTCTGATAATTTGCGAAGAGGAGCATATCCGCCCATTCCTTCACCATCGGAGCCGCCTTCTTCGACAGCTTCATTTCCCATCTGTCATATGCGCCCATTTCGTCCGGCTGTTCAAACTTGCGCATCTGAGCGTGTGCAGTGAGCACAGCGTTCACGCCCTTCTTTGTGCATTCTTCCAGCTTGTCAAGAAGCCTCTTGAACTCTTCCTGAACGTAAACATAGCCTTTGCCATAGCCGATGTCCTCGATACCGTTCACTGCTTTCGCACGACATACTTCCTTGATGCAAAGCATTTCAGCCCAGTCAGCAGTATCGACTACGACGGTCTTGTAACCTTCCTTGACCGCTTCGTCAATCTGGCTGAATACATCCGCCCACGTTTCAGTGCTTTCGAATCTCTCAACGTCCATGTACTTTGTCGAACCTTCGGTATCTATAAATACCGGATTCGGGAACTTGCTCGCAAACGTGGACTTGCCTATGCCTTCAGGTCCGTAGATAACGACCTTCTTAGGCTGGTTTGTGATTCCTTTGATAATTGCCATAACATCCCTCCTTAAAATTTTACGTCAAACTGTCCGGGCACTTCCTCGACGGTGATTATGTCCTCAGGCAGCAGGTCTCCGGTCTGCGTGTTGACAACTTTTCCGTCAACTATCTCGCATTCCTTCTTGTACCCTGCCCAGTCAACTTCTTCCTTAACCTTTACGAACTCAGGCATATCGTTCGCCTTGACATATGCCAGGAGCTTGTCCTTATCCGGAGACATTTTCTGTGCAGGTTTCTTGAATATCAGAGAGCCGGTAAGGAGCTTGTATGTCTCCTGAGTCTTTGTCGCCTTGTGCTCCACAGTGTTGAAATATTCAAGCAGTTTTCCTTTGAGATACCCGGTACTGCTTTCACATCTCGAAACACTCTGCTCAATCTTCTTATTAAGCTCTGCAATTTCTGCCTTTGCCAGTTCGACCAGCCGGTCACGTTCTTCGGTTTCCTTCCTGATCTGCTTCAATGCCCATTCAGCGAGCTTGTCCGAGTCAATTACGAATTCGTCTTTTTCTTCATTTTCTTCATCTTCCTCAATGTCCCATATGTCGCATTTTTCACAATCTATCATAGATATCCTCCTCGTCTCTCTCTACCTTTGCCAGCCCTATGACCGAAAGTGTCATCACAATGAGCCATATGACTATCTTTTTCACGCCTTCGAATAATGTGATAGAATCACAGTCAACCGCACCAGCAACTCCTACAAGCATGATCAGTGATACTAATACCCCTATGATAGAGAACAGGGATATCAGGTCATTCAATGTCAATGCGTCTTTCTTATGCATAGACTTCCTTCCTTTCTGCCAACGTCGTCAGCCACTTCTCAAAATCCTCTAATTTAACCCACCAAGTTCCTCCGGGTTTCTTCTGGAAGAACGGAGATCCTTCCATGTGGCAAAACTGTCTGATCGTGGATTCCGGGAAGCCTCTTTTCGTCAGCTCTTTTGCTTTGATGTACATAACGCTCCTTCCTGTTCAATTACTTTGAACTCTTAGGTAAAAAAATAATCGTAGAACTCGGTCTGCGGTATGTCCAGAAGGTTCGCCCACTTCTCCATATCAGCCTTTGAGAATGGTGAAATATCGTTCATTTTGTTAGATATCCAATTCTCTGACTGACCGAGCGCGGATGCGAATTCCTTCTGAGTACCGTACTTTTCTACGATTCTTCCTTTAAGTTTTGCATGTCTTGCCGGCATTCTCAGCACCTCCTTACTATTCATTTTGTGAAGTTCAATAACTTTGAACTGATATCATCTTAACATATCCGTTTTATTATGTCAAGCGAAAAGTTTAAAATAATTAAACTTTTTCTTGTATTCTTCCGATATATGTAGTATAGTAAGATTGGAGGTGAATCGTATGTCCGAGAAAAAGTTCCCAATAGTAGCCGAGCGGTTCAAGGAAGCTCTGAGCGATGCGCACATGACTCAGCAGGAGCTGGCTAACCAATTAGGTATAGGTAAATCATCAATCAGTCAGTACTGTAATGGTACAAACTGCCCACTAAAAGACAGAGCTGAAGTTATAGGAAGAATCCTGAAGGTCAATCCGGCATGGCTTATGGGATTTGAAGCAGAAAAGAATAATAATGCAGTTCTTTTGATGGAGCAGTTCAAGGCTCTTCCGGAAAAAGATCAGGAAACATTCAAGAGGCTGATGGCCTACGCCATCAAGATGCGAGATATAACGGAGGAATAACCTATGGCAAAATACACGAAACAGAAAAGTGGCCTATATAGGACCACAGTTATGATAGGCTATAAGCCGGACGGCAAGCCTATCAAGAAATATCTATCAGCACCCACCATCAAGGAGCTGGAGCAGAAAGTCTTCGAGGCAAGGAACGACCTCTCAAACGGTCTCATACTCACGGAGTCGGTCACGTTCGGATCATATGCTGACAAGTGGCTGAACATCTACAAGGCCAGCAAGTCCATCCAGACGAGGAACATGTATTCCCGGGTGTTCAAGTACCTGACCGGCATCTGGCAGACTCCCATCAAGAAGGTCAACAGGATGATGCTCCAGCAGATCATAAACGACAACGCAGCGCATCCGAGGACGTGCGAGCAGATACTCCTCACAGTGAAGCAGATATTCCGTTCTGCGCAGGATGACGGTATCACCGGCAGGAGCCCATGTGTCAGCATAGAGCTCCCAAGGCACGTGCCGAAGGAGAAAAGGGCACTCACGGACGAAGAAAAGCAGAAGCTCCGCTCCGCCATCCTTCAGCCTCAGGAAAGGCTCATGCTCCTCATCCTCTATGGTACCGGATGCCGACCTGCGGAAGCCTATGCGCTCACGAAGTCCGATTTCGATTTTTCTACCGGAACGATATACATCAATAAGAGCGTGAAGTATGATCATTCGACATTTTACGGAGTCGATGTACCGAAAACCAACTCATCAATCCGCTCCGTATACGTCTCAGAATCGATTTGCAGAGCCTTGAAGAAGTTAGTCGATAAAATACCCACCGAGAATGTTTTAGGCGGCAATGCGGGCGAAATAATGAACAAGAACAAGTACGAGACGATATTCAAGCGGATACTCCGGAAAGCTGGCCTCCTGAACTCAGGAATAACACAGTACACCTTCCGTCACAATTTCGCCACGGAATGCTACTATAACGAGATAAGCCTCAAAGAATGCCAGAGGATGATGGGACACAAATCCTATAAAATGGTCTTAGAGGTCTATTCCCATCTGGATCAGAAAAAGGAAAACACCAGGTCGAAAATGTCATCGATGGTCATCTGATCTTGTGCAACTTTTTGTGCAACTCTGCAACTCTTGTGCAACTCAAAAACAAGCAAAAACAAACAGAAACAGACGCATACAAACATAAAAAGAAGAATGCCAGAAGCCTTGATTTCTCTCGGTTTCTGGCATTTCTTCTGGCAAATATTGATTTTATAGAAAGGAGGTGTTTTTGTGACATTTGTCACAAATTTATGGGTTCCTTATACCTTATTTTAAGCCATTTTCAAAGAAAATGTGCAATTCGTGTGCAACTCGCATAAAAACAGATACACACACAAACAGACGGATTATTTCCTTTTTTCCAGTGCCTCGATCTTAGATTCGAGCACCGGGATACGTGTAGCGAAATTATTATGCTGTCTTACCTCTCTGGTAAGCTCGTCAATCTTGGTGTCCGTCACCGCCTGAGCTTTTTCCAGCTCAGCCTTTACTCTTTCCTGATTGATCTCCATCTGATGCAGCATCTTCTCGTTGTTTGATTTATTTGTAAGTATTACGGCTATGATCGAACCGCAGGCTGTGATCAGCGTACCGGCAAAACTCAACCATTCCATCTTTAACCCTCCAATGCCTTTCTTGTAAGCGGACCGCATATTCCGTCGTCTTCCAGCCCTTTCACTATCTGGAAGCAGGTTATACAGTCAACAGTGGCTTTTCCGCATACTCCGTCAATGCCGCCGTGTGCGTCAATGTCTTCCTGGTATCCGTTCCGGCAGAGCTCGTACTGTACCCACTGCACACCCTCGCCCTCATAAATGAAGTTCTTACAGCCCTGCTTCTTTGCGTTGGCCTTGCTGGTCACGTTCGATGCTGGCTTTGCGAATGGATTCGTGAGCGGCATACCTTCGACGATTATCGCCGTATGTCCCTTGACCTTCGTCACGATGATGTCGCCGGTGTAGAGTGTAACCCCTGCCTTGTAGGAGATAGTCGGCTCGAACAGTCCTGTTTTCTGTAAAACGCTGACCTCTGTCGCAGTGTAGAAGTCCGGTATCTTCTTTCCGGACACTTCCATCGTGATCTTGCGCACCAAAGAGGAGCAGTCACAGTTGCAGGGCTCTTTCGTGTCTATCCCTGCCTTTATTATACCATCCCTGTCGGTCTGTGAATAGCCTATATTTATATTATTGCAGGCAATTTTCATCAATGCTGCTGCCTTTGCTGCATGGTCCTTTTTCTTGAACCTGAGGATGTTCCAGCCTTTTTTGTTCGTATAGAAGTCCTGGAGCCGAACTTCGCCGGAGTAGTCATCAACCTTCTTCTGTTTCTGGTCGCCCGGTTTCCCTCCGGAAGATCTTCCATTCTCGTCGCACCACGCATTACCGATTATCACTTTCATCCTTTTCAGCCTCCTTCCCTTCCATAGCCTCACGCTTTCCGACCTGACTGCCGAAATAGAATATGATTATAAGTTTGAATATCTCCATAAAATACTCCGGCATTATCTTCCCGGTTATCGACAAGAATGCGAACACAGCTGTGAGTGCCAGCGTGACTATGCTTTTCACGTCAATCAGTTTTGCGAGCTTCTTTCCCATAGTATCACTCCTTCCTGTCCTTGTCATCATCGTCAAGGATAGCAAGGTGAAGGACTGCCCATACAACTACCAGGGCGCAGATTATTATTGAAATCGAGCCAAGTACCTCATCCATATCCTTCACCTCACGCTTTCCACTTGTTGCATAGCCTTTCGACTTCTTCCCTGCCATCCATGAGCGATTCTATCTCGTCAATCTCGATATGCTGCATAAGTACGTCTGTCAGCTTCGTGATCATTTTGCCCTGGATGGCAATTATCTCGTTAAGATCGTCTATCAGTTCTAAAAGGTCATCCATTGAGAAGCTCCCTCACGAGCTCCCTGTACTTTTCAGGAACTTCTTCGATTGTCAGCTTACCTGCTTTTACGAGCTTATAATAAAACTGTACCATTTTCCTTCTCCTTTCATTCGCCCAACACGATGCCGGTGAGGATATCAAGTGCCTCTGTCAGATCCTCGATGGTAGCCTCGGGCTCCTCAATCTTGAAGTAGCTGTCAAACTGTGCCTCGATCTCTTCCTTGGTGAGCATCGTGTGAGGGATATATACCTCGTTTGCGGTCCACATTGTTCCGTCTTCTGTGATTATCTCTTCAATGTTCTTTCTGAGCTTTGCTTCAGCTGAGCCGTCATGATGTCTCATGTATGTGATCCTCTCAGGCAGCTCCGAGTACATTACTTTCTCCATTCTTTTTCTCCTTTGCGCTTATTATTCTCTGTGCGTATCTGAACACATCCCTCATTCCCGGTCTGTGCCAGTCAGAGTGCTTATAGTATCCTTTGAACGATATGATCCTCTTACATTGCCGTAGGGATAAGCTCCCACGGTTTTTGTATCGTATCTTTAATCGTCTTGACTTGATATAATTCCGTCCCCTGATGCTGACCGTTCCCTTGCGGTATATCACGAAGCCCATCATGTCGATCTGTCCGAGAGGCTGTATTGTGAAGTTTGGTTTCAGGTCGAACCTGAGCTCTGCCTTTGCATAATCAAATAATATCTTTATGGTCCTGAACAGCTGCTTGCGGTTGCTCCCGAACAGTGCCATATCATCCATGAACATCACCATATGGCTCACAGCCTTGTACTGCTTTCCATGGCTCTTGTAGTGTACGCTCATAGCCTTCTGGTAGAGGAATGAGAGCATATACTGAGCCGCCCACTGTGATATCAGAGAGCCTATCATGAAACCCTCGTATCCGTTTATCTTATGCGTCTTGAACAGTTCTTCCCAGAGCCATAATATGTCCAGATTGCCGCAGTCCCTCTTGAACAGCCTCATGAACACGTCCAGCCTTGCGGATGGAAAACATTTCTTAACGTCCAGTTTGACTACATATGCGCATTTGCTGGTATATCTATATTTATGCTTCTGTGCGTACCTCATCGCCCTGTTGTCCCGGTTGATGTATCTCCTTAACAGCTGCATACCGTACACCTGACCTCTGCCCGGTACTGACGAACACTGCTGGACTGCTATGCGCTTATTGAATATCTCCATACTTGAATGTACGGCTATATAATCAAATATCTGCTGCATAGGTGACTCGCAGCCTATCATTCTGATCTTGCCGGTGGTATGGTCACGCTGCTCACGGATCCGCACCGGCGGAAGTACCAGCTTTTTATCCTTGATCATCTGACATGCTTCCGTGATGATCTTCTCTATCGCAGGAAGGAACGTGGCGAACGCAT